GTCGTATTGTTACCTTGGGTCGTATTGTTACCTTGGGTCGTATTGTTACCTTGGGTCGTATTGTTACCTTGGGTCGTATTGTTACCTTGAACCGTTGTTAAATTTCCCAAATTTTCACCCGTTAAATTTCCCAAATTTTCACCCGTTAAATTTCCCAAGTTTTGGTTCTGATTTGTATTTTGAAAATTCATATAGTAATAACTTTTATTTTTTTTATAATGTTTCTAGTGTAGTTTTTTTACCGTGACAATTACGACATAAGGCTACTAGATTATCAATGTGATTGGAACCTCCATCCGCTAATCTTACTTTATGATCTACCTCAAACCACGCATCTAATTGTGCATGACAATCATGACATTTCCATTGTTGATTTGCAGCTACATATTTCTTTTTTGTACCGCTTACACTTCTAGAAGTTGATTCAACTCCTGAAGTTAAGATACGTTGTTCTGATGAAGACGTTAAAAAGGGAGTCAGCAAGTCTTTGGATTGTTTATCCATGGGCATATACTGAATAGCACCATTCAAATGTTGCATAAACGATTTTGATTGGGTTGGATTTTGTTTATTGAAAATGTAGAGAGAAAAAGTTGCAAATAAAATCATTCCAATTTTAAAGTGTTTTTTATACGACATTAATTGTTTTGAATATTTATTATCATAGTAGGTATCTATGACATATGCCATAACGACTAACCAAATCAACATAGTATAGAAAGAGATATTAAGAGTTTAGTTTAGCACGAATGTCTTCTTCAGTTAAGATGTGGTCTTTGAATAGAATATCTGCAAACATTCTTAATAAAGGTTCCACTCGTATCAAGATAGTTTTGGCTTGGCTGTAAGCAGTTGATAACACCATATCGATTTCGTCATCAATTCGTTTGCGATACTCTTCTGAGCCATGGGGAATCAACATGTGAGTTCCCATACCATAATCAATAATCATTTGTTCAGCAATACGTTTTGCTTGTATAAAGTCATGAGATGCACCTGTTGTAATGGTGTTACAAACAATTTCTTCTGCAATTCTACCTCCAAGTAAAATCATCAATTCTTGCATAAATCCTTCTTTGGTGATTAATAAAGAGTTGTTTGGTTCAAACAACGTAAATCCCAACGACGTAGGTGACCATAAATTAATCATCACCTTAACTAATTTTTTGTATTTTGTAAAATATCCAACAAGAGCATGCCCCATTTCATGAACGGCAACTTGATACAAGTTTTCTTTGCTTATACTGTGTTCGGTTGATTGAATGCCAACTAAGATACGTGTTGAAATAAATTCAACGTCTTTCATGGTAATACACTCTCTATTTTGACGCAACACATACAACATAACTTCATTTAATAGATTTTCTATTTGAGCACCAGAGTATCCATTGGTGATATCAACTAGAGTAGGTAGATGCAAATGATGTGGTTTGCCGGTTAAATGAATGTTAATAATGGATTCACGTGTTTTTTTATCTGGATTTCCAACAAATATCTTTTTGTCAATTCTTCCAGGTCGTATCAAGGCACTATCTAGTAAGTCAATCCGATTGGTTGCTCCCATCACAAAAATCCCTTTGGATGATTTAAACCCATCCAAGTTGACTAACAATTCATTTAACGTGGAGGAATGTTCATGTGAAGAATCCGACCCTGAACGCTTACGACCAATCGCATCGATTTCGTCTATAAACACAATGCACGGAATATTTTGTTTCGCCAACTCAAACAATTCTCTTACTCTAGATGAACCTACACCAACATACTTTTCTTGAAATTGAGACCCCGACACGGGAATAAATCCAACATCTAATTCACCGCTAAATCCTTTGGCAAGTAAGGTTTTACCGTTACCGGGAGGACCTTCTAAAATAAGTCCCTTGGGAGTTCTTACGTTATATTTGGAGTATTTATAAGGATACATTAATAAGTCTGAACATTGCATCAATTCCTCTTTAATAAAATCATGTCCGCCTATATCTTTAAAGGTAAATTCGTGTTGATGTATAACTTCAAAATTATCACTTGACGATGGTTTTGAGGGAACATGTTCATTTAGCGTATCATTGATACCCAATTGATTTAAAATGTGGTTTTTTTCTTTAATTAGCATTTTAGATTGCGTGTTTAACTTTCCTAAATGTTCATCAATGCGTCTTAACGATGGATGCATAAACAATAACCAAAGTAACATACTTGTTAAAGGATTTAATACTATTAAAAACAACTTATAGTTGTTCAGCAGAATGAGTCGTGTCTTGAGATTTAAAATTTAAATGAGGGGTCTGAGTTTGTACTAAAGGAACAATACGCTGAATTATTTCTTCTTCAAGTGTTTCTTGAAATTGATGTTGTGGATTAAAATTACGGTCCGCAGGTAAATGTGGTTGAATATACTTCACCAAATTACTTTGCATGGATTGGTAAGCTGCAATTAATCCAACAACTCCTAGTAAAGGTGATTGTGTAAATAAATAAAACACTAAAAACAATAAAAAAATGGTAACGGGAACTTTCCCTAAGGATTTAATTGGAGGAGGCATTTTTACATCCATCATTACTACAACACATAGTAAAACTAAAACAATCGCATGTACAGGGTTCATAATTTAATGTAGATTATTTTAATTGATTTATATATGACTACAAAAACACATCAAATTTTTGTATATGGTAATGACAAAAAACAAGAAGTCGTCGAAAAAGTTAATCCCTCAGGTGATACTCTCACTGATAACTCACAGTTACGTTATTTGTCAACATATTATCCACCCTCGTTTGGAAATATGTTCAGGTATGTTTTATTAAAATATCGCCTTGGCGGAACCAAACGACGTAAACGTCGTTCTAAGCGTCGCTATTCTTTTAAAAATTGACTTGAATCTCATTTATTCTTTGTATCTTATGTTTCTCGGTTCAAAAGGCTACACCATTCCTAAAGAAGTATTAACTCCCATTCAACATCACGAATTATGTAGAAAGTTAACGTTTAAAATCCATCAAGATTACGGCGATGATAAAGTGTTCAAGGCATGGCGTGAATCTCCTCATAAAATGTACATTCCAAGATTTTACGGATTATCGGCGTATGGTGATGTTCCTTCAACGTTAAAAGAAGGCAACTCCATACAAGTGGAATTTACTGGTTCAATACGTGAAAATCAAATCGGAGCAGTGGATGCGTTTTTAAAAGCAAAATGTGGATTACTTGAATTACCATGCGGGTTTGGTAAAACCATTGTAGCCTTGCATTTAATACATCGGATTGGCAAAAAAACGCTTGTTATTGTTCACAAAGAATTTTTACTGGAACAGTGGATTGAACGTATTCGTGAATTTTTACCAACGGCTACCATTGGTCGTCTGCAAGGAGATACCATGGATGTCAACAAAGATATTGTCATTGGAATGTTGCAGAGCATTTCAATGAAAACGTATCCGAAAGAAGTCTTTGACGGGTTTGGATTTACCATCATTGATGAAACTCATCATATTGCGGCCGAAGTATTTAGCAATTCACTTTTCCATATTGTAACCCCTTATATGTTGGGTCTTTCGGCTACCATGGAACGTAAAGATGGACTCACCAAAGTATTTAAACTGTTTCTTGGAGAAGTGGTCTTTTCTGCAAAACGAGAACAAACCACCGTGTATATTCATAAAAGCACCTATGCCAATACAAATGAAGAGTATAACAAGGTTATTTTAAATTTTCGTGGTGAAACCAACTATACAAGTATGATTAAAAAAATAAGTGAATACAACGATAGAAAAGAGTTTATTTTGACAATCATTACCAAATTACTTTCCATGCCAACCACCGAACAGATTATGATATTGGCGCATACCAAAGCATTATTGAGTTATTTATATCAAGCCATTGAACATCGTAACTTAAGTACGGTTGGTTATTATGTTGGCGGAATGAAACAAACTGCTCTCAAAGAAACCGAAACTAAAAAAATTGTATTAGCAACGTACGCTATGGCAGAAGAAGCCTTGGATATAAAAACACTAACTACACTCATCTTGGCAACACCTAAAACCGACGTGACTCAAGCAGTAGGGCGTATATTACGTGTTAAGCACAAAAGACCAACTGTCATTGATATTGTGGATACGCATCCCACGTTTCAAAATCAATGGAACAAACGCAGAGCCTTTTACAATAAACAAGGATATACCATTTTAAAAGATATTTAAAAATTAATCAATTGTGGCGTGTAAATTTACAGACCTTGACCATATAAATTAATCAATTGTACAGTACAAGACTAAACAAGTACAGACAAATATAATATTATTTAAAATTGATTACTTATTCATTTTTTTAATTATAAAAATGATATTTCCAGATGAAATTGTATCTTTGATTTCAGACTTTTCAAAACCGTTACACCGAATCCAAAAAAGTAAATATTGGTCCCATCACCCTACGTCACGTGATAAGATGATAAGTCAAGCTATAAATAGGTTTGAAGATTATATCAGTTCCATTTCAGTTTCTTATTATTTACAGAAAAATTATCAGGAAAAATATTGGTCCATTCGGGCATGGATCAATAATCAGGAATACCTATGCTGTATTTTAAGATTTTCGATAGACGACCTTTTCAAATGGAATGGATGTAATTTTGAACGACGCTATTATTACAGTTCCATTTTAAATCTAACTGAAGATATTATATATACTTATACGACGCAGAACACAAAGTTAATTAAATTAATAAAAACACATTTTGCCATTGTACCTTATGCTTGCAGAATTACACAATAAAAAATTAGATTAGTTTGGGGAACTCTTTTTTCATAATATTTTTTGCTAAAGTATATACATATAAATTACACAGTTTTAGGATGGACAACTGAAAGTATTCAATGTGTCTTTCTTTCAGATAATCCATTTGATCTTCTAAATTCACCATTTCCAGTAAATCATACACCGATTCTGTTGTAATTCTATTGGTAAATTCATATTTAAGTATGTCCGTACCGCTATACTTTGGAATGTTTTCCCGAATCACGTCCTTAATAATGTCTTCCATATATCTCAATATCAAAATATTTTGGCAGATTATCCACGAAGCCATAGAATATTTGGAAACAAAACGAATGTTGAGAGCAGTTTTTTAGATACTTACAACTCTAAACGAATTGTATGTGTGATTCAATTTGAAAATAACAGGTTTACTGGACAATTAATTACAAATCAATTTTACCCACATCCGTTACAAGGTTTAAAATAATACGAATTTTTTTCTTTTGTTCAACAATATCTACATTGTGCATAACTTTTAAATAGCACCGTAAACATGTCCATACGTCAATCATTGAATTATGTAAATTAGAAGGCGTCTCTTGAAATAAATGAGAATGTAATTCTTTTAGCGTAGGCCATTTAAATCGTGGTAAGGCACATAACCTGGTAGTAGATTTCATTGTACAATAGAACGGTTTGTCACACTTCCATATCATGTGATTACGAAAACATTCTGCACGAATCATATTGATATCAAATTCAATATTATGTCCAATTAACAAATCTGCTTGTTTCATGCATTCTTCAAATATAGGATAAATACCAGAAAAAGAATACCCAATTGTTTTATTCATGGATGTAGTAATGCCATGAATAAAGTCATTTTCAATTGGAACCTTACAATGAATGACATAATCGTATTCCTTATATTTATACGTGTCTGTATCAATTAACACAAAACTAAATTGAACCATATTAGGCCATTGGTCTATTGTAGTTGGAGTTAATGCAACTGAAGGTGGCTTGTTTGTCGTCTCAGTGTCAAATACCAACAAACGCATGTTATATTTGTTTTTAAAAAAAAGTTGAATCAATTTTATATTCTAAATGTATGATTCTTGTATGGATGATTTTATTATGCGTAGGATTATATTTTAGTTTAGGACAAAATGTAATAATTCCTTACATATCTTTGATAACAAAAAACAAATATAAAACTCCAACCGATTATTTAAGTGATGTGGATGCAACTCAAGGCGTCCTATTGAAACCTAGAAATTTATTTACTGGAATTGTTGGTGCAGACGAAACTATATTTAAAGATCGCTATGCAACTCAAGGTGTGATAGAAGGCATGACAGGAAGTACAGGTCCTACAGGTCCTACAGGTCCTACAGGCCCTACAGGCACTAAAGGAGCTACAGGTTCTACAGGAGCTACAGGAGCTACAGGAGCTACAGGAGCTACAGGTTCTACAGGAACTACATTGTATACGGATTATACAGGGACTATAGGATCTACAGGGGATACCGGAAGTACTTTAGAAAGTTTAATTAAACTATTGAAACAAAATGGATTATATGTTGATAAAATGGATACAACCAACACTGTGGGAAGTAATTGTCCAACCGCTACAACTACACCAACATCATGTGCGGTTTCAACCTATGGTTGTTGTCCTGATAACTATACCGTAAAAAATGCAGATGGTAGTAGTTGCGCCTCTTATCCAGTGACTTCGGTATCTCCGTTACAAACCAATACAATGGGAAGTAATCCAACAGTGACTTCGGTATCTCCGTTACAAACCAATACAATGGGAAGTAATCCAACAGTGACT